TTAGCATATAAAAACGAAGCAACACCAGTAATAATATAAATCGGATAACTTAAATAGAACTCAATAACATGACTTGGAGTAAAGTCGGTATCTCTAACAATTGTTTGATGCCATGTACCATCTTGTTCAGTAAAATATGATGCTCCATAATAAATTGCGATACCGTACATTACCAACCATACCCAATGTGTGAAATGACGACGCAATTCTTCACGTGGTGTGATTGACATCACTTTACGATCACGACTTTTCCAGATATAACCCCATAAAATTGACGCGGTTAATACCTCTAAAACCATTTCTATGTATAAGAAGTTCATCCAGTATGTTTCAAACTCTGGAGCAAACGAGTCTAAACCAGCAGACCACCCGTAAACCCCTTCATACCAACGAACCCATCCATAAAACACAATATATAATGACGCACCAAATAGCATAGCTTTTTTATTCAAAAGTGAAGATTCTTTAGCTTCTGCTTTTACAGTTTCAATTGTAGCTGACATGTTATTCTCCAAAAAAAGGATATTAAAATAGAATTTGTTAAATTCAAATCAAGTTAGCTATTTAAAAAACATACTAAAACAGTATGTTTTTATCCTACGTCTCCCCCTATTAAATCTTACAAAAATAGCGAAAAGTAAGAACCAACGCAGGTATTTGGAGCCGGTACACAGAATCAAACTGTGATTTAAAGATTACAAGTCAATTGTATTATCATTATACTATACCGGCGTTATTTGGCTCCATCTCACGAAATCGAATCGCGCTCACACGGATTAACAGTCCGGTCGCACACCTTGTGCGTTAGATGGAATAATTTGGTCTCCCTGCGTCGATTTGAACGACGGACAATGCGCCCCAAACGCATCATGTTACCAGACTACACTACAGAGAGAATATTCAGTTTGGTTATTTCAGTTTTTAACGTGGGACTAGCCTATCGCCACAATACAACATCAGTTTGGTTATTTCGGTTTTTAACGCGGAGCTGACCTACTGCCGCAACATTATTTTAAACTAATTTTAATAGATGGCAATCCAATTTTTCTGCCTAATATCCACCCATCTGGTAAATCTAATCCTTTTGTAATTTTACTATTAAATTCGCCATTTGTAATCCACATAGTGCCATATTGTGAATTTTTATTACCTTTTTGGTGGTCTATTTCACAAAATTTAGCCTTTCTTTTTAATTGGAATTCTTCATCTTTGTTTAATATACCAAATACAGATTTATATCCTATAGTATCCATTAATTTTAATTGGGTAGCTGCATTTGCCTTTTTACCAATTTCAGATTTTTGTTTAAAAGATAATCCAAATATTCCAGTACCTAAAGTTTTATTTTTAATGCCGCCTTTTTTACAACCTTTTTTGTGTCTAATAACAGATTCTAAACACCAATTTTCTGGTTTATTAAGATTATGTGTGTTAATATAGTTAAACCCGCCGTTTCCACCTAGTTTTAAATTATAAGATTGTTCTGTAATAGTAACTAATTCAAATTCTTTAGTAAACATTTCTTCAGAAGTTGAGCAGTAATGTAATATCTGTTTAGTGAAATTTTCTATTCCATACTTAGATATTGCTCTTTTTATTAGCACACCAGAACCCATATACCCATCATCAACATTAGTAGTTTTATGACACCCAATATAATATTTTTGATTTATATTATTTGTGATTTTATAAACTAAGTAGAACATATTTTTATCCGTATATATAAATTTGTGTAGGACAGCTCGGTAATCCGTAACTGAGTTGGTTGGTACGGGAATATCAACCTAACTACACTTATTTAATATAAAATTTTGCGCCCTCAGGGACTCGAACCCCGATCTTACGAATTATGAGTTCGCGGCATTAACCAATTATGCTAAAGGCGCTTAAATTTAGATAGTTGCCGGTGCTGATCTCCGGCTTGCAGAAGGTTCTGCCAGTGAGCAACCTAGTATGCTCCCCTGTTCAATTAAGCGATGTCAATTCCCGCGCGTATCAGCCTACGCAATAACTATCAATCATTGATACTGGCGGGATTTTACAAGTCTCACGCTTATCTAGTGGGCATCTTCACGCTCGGCACAATACCAATCATTCATAGTGCTTGTCTTTCCAAGCTGTCACCAGTCCACTCGCTGTGCACAAGCTGGTTCGGTACACTCCTGCCTTATTATTCTCCCAGCAGGCTAAGGAGATTGATAGTTACCGGCGCTGAACTCCAGCTTAATAAGGATTAACGTATAGCCTTATTCCCCTCTTACATCACATCGGTGCGTATCAGCCTACGCATCAACTATCAAGTCATAAGTATTTACGGAGTTACATGTGCTGCCTAGTACGACCACAAACCCGACTAGAATGTAATACTTATGCTTCATAATGTTTGTCTTTCCAAACTGTCAGTTCTTTTTTGTGCTTTAAGGCTTTCCGCAGAACATACATTTGCCACTTTTAATTGGTAGTGCTTCCAATTTTGATAGTAACCCCGATCCAAACCGACTAGGCTACCAAAACTCTTTAACTCAAACTACAGGTATATTATAATTTATTTACACAATAAAGTAAAGTTTTATTTAAAGAGCAGCAATCGCCGCTACTTCACCCACTTCTGTCAAAACCGCGATAGTTTCCGCGCTACCAGCAACTTCAGCTACAGTACCAGCGGCGGCAACAGTTCCTTCTACAGCGGCTGTACCAGTTGATACAATAGCATCATAAGCAGTTTTAGCCGCTACACCGGTAGCAATATCAACCACGCCATTGCCAACTGCTTCAGCTTCATGTTTAACAGCGTGACCGATTTTAGAAAAAATATTCATAATGTTATCTCAAGTTGTTTAGCTTATACAAAGTTTCGTTGTTCAAAGATTGTAAAGTATCTATAATGTTTTGAATTTCATTTTCTGACCCACAATCAGCACGATTAGCATCTACCCAAGAACGTAAGGTAGAAACCAACTGGACTGCATCACTAGGGTTATTAACAACAGGATAATCATTAATAATCCCATTTCTCCCTTGATGATTTTCCGCAAGCGAATCCGCAATGTCAATAACTGCACTGTAGAACTCCTTTAGCGCATTATGTTGAGAAAAACTTGTTGTTTGTAAATGTGCAATATGTGCTTTATTTCTAGCATCAAACAATAAAGCAATTAGCTGTGGCATTTTATTCATTGTAATATATAATCCTATTTTGATGGAAAGTATTTCTTAATGACACAATCTAAGTATGTCATTAAGAAATAAAGGCGCTAACCTTTATTCCATTTTATTTATTCTTCAGTTACTTCAGCTTGTTCTTCTTGAGCCGCCGCTAATTCTGCGGCTTCTACTTGAGGACGACCCTGATGTTGAATTTTAGCGATAATTTCACTAACATCACGATAAGGTTCTTCAGAAAGCATTTCAAGGATAAAATTCACTTCTTCAACAGGTAATTCTAATGTAATCAGCATATAGTCATTCCAAAAGGTTAAGATTTGTTGTTTCCCAAATTGTATTTTGGGCATAGTTCCCAGTCAGATTTCTCTTGAAAAGAAAGAATCTTTATGGTATTTAGTGAGCAAGTTTCAAGGTCAACTTTATTGACAATTTCTAGTAAACCCCAATCGTTCAATAATTTGGCAATTGTGTTCCTGCGTTTAATATCATCATCTGATATAGAGGTAGGCTTATTATCAAGTTCAAACAATTGTTTAAAATGCACCAGATAATATTTACCCTGTTTATGTAATATATGAGCAGTCTGGTAAAGTTTCTTTTCTTGTTTAGAAGCAATACCGATACGGCTTAATGTTTCACGAACCTTTAAAAAATCATCAGGCTGTTTTAATGTGATTTCTAATAAATCATACTTTTCCATGTTTTTGTTTCCCACCCGTACCCATTTGTTCTCTGACAGTATCAATTTGACTTTCAGTTAATAAGGTAAGAGCCAACGCTCCTTTTTCTTTGCTGTAATTAAAATAATCGCACACCAAATTCAAATCATCTGAACTATCGGCTTTCTTGACCCATTTAGAAAATCGTTTTTTCTTTTTAATAGACGCCAGTAAAAAATCATTTGCCATATCTTTTGGTAGATTAGGATAACGGTTCATTTCGTTAGCCTGTAACACCGTGTCGACATAATAAGATAAACCCCTGTTAATGATAAAAGGCGTATATTCTTTAACAGATTGTTCATCAACAAGTAAATTTTCTTTCGTGAAGTTTATAGCTGTTAAGTAATCAAACAATTTTGCCATAGTGTATCCCATAATATAAATGTGACATCATTATTATTTATAAGTTTTTATTCTTGGTCAATAATATAGATAATGCAATCTGGAAACGAATCTTTCAAATACTGAATTAAAGTGTTATAATCATCGCTTTTACCCAGATATTTTGAAGTCTTATTTTCATAGGCGAAAAATAGGTCAGAATGTTTTTCTATTTTAACATAAATAGATTTCGCGCCATCAAACTCATCAGACTTAAGAGTGCGCCCGTATAACATACCTAGAAAAAAAGAAGCCGCCATTAAACAAACAGTAGAGATTAATTGAATCATAATTTATGTAATGTCTCAAAAGGATGGGAAATAAATTTAATTATTTGTTCAGCTGTGTACCATATACCGGTTAAAACGTTTATGATACAGCTAATAATTACAGCTAATGTATTCATTTGAAATTTACACTTGACATAATTTCAGTAAGCGCCGCCATGATATTTAACTCTTGGTCGGCAACAAAAGCAGATTTATATGAATAGTCTGCCATAATTAAAATCAACTGAGGAACAGAATTAGGCTCAACCAAAGTCGATGAATAATCATAAAAATGTCTGAATAACTCTACACAATCAATATCATTCATACCTACCCATTTACGAGCTTCAGTAAAGTTTTTTTCTTTTATATAGCCGATTAATGCTTTATAAGAATCATCACTGAAGTTAGACAATATACCAGAATCAATTTTACCTGATACAGAATAACGCTGTAATTCATTAAGAACTCTACGGTAGTCTGGGAAGAATTTAGTAATAACCTCAGCCACCACCTTTGGGTCGTATTCAACTTTTTCTTCAACAAGAATAGCACATGCTCTTTTAAAGAATTTAGCCGCTAACTCTTGTTTCTCACTTTTTTCAATAGTGAAGTTCAAAGCCGTACATCTTGAATGAATAGGTGCAATCAACTTTTGAGGAAAATTACAAGTAAGAATAAATCTACAGTTAGCGCTGAAAGTTTCAATAAAACCACGCAATGCTGGCTGAAAAGAATTAGCGTTTAAGCCGTCAGCTTCATCAAGAATAACAACTTTAGTGCCACCGCCAAATGATACAGTAGAAGCAAATGATTGGATT